ATCAACCCCATGCGCGCGCTGTCCAACATCATCAACATGGTCGCGCAGGCGATCACCTCTGCCGAGAAGCTGTTCTACTACATGGATTTCGGCTCCGACATCAAGGAACCCGAGCAGCCGAAAATCCCCGCGAAGTTCGAAGGCCATGTCGTCTTCGATCATGTCTCCTTCACCTACGGCGGCGAAAATGTGCTCGAGGACGTCTCCTTCGAGGCCAAGCCCGGCCAGACCATCGCCGTCATGGGCGCAACCGGCACCGGCAAATCGACCCTCGTGACCCTCCTCGGCCGCTTCTATGACATTCAGAAGGGCTCCATCAAAATCGACGGCGTCGACGTGCGCGAGCAGGCGCTTGCGCCCCTGCGCCGCAGCCTGGGCTACGTCATGCAGGAGACCTTCCTCTTCTCCGATTCCCTGACCGACAACATCCGCTTCGGCCGTCCGGACGCCGATCAGGAGCGCGTCGAGCGCGCCGCCCGCGTCGCTCAGGCAAAGGAATTCATCGGCAAGATGCCTCAGGGCTACGATACCATCGTCGGCGAGCGCGGCGTCGGCCTGTCCGGCGGACAGAAGCAGCGCGTATCCATCGCCCGCGCGGTGCTGACCGAGCCCAGCATCCTCATCATGGACGACTCGACCTCCGCCGTTGATATGGAAACCGAGTACGAAATCCAGCAGGAGCTGAAGGACGTGCTCAAGGGCCGCACCACCTTCATCATCGCCCACCGCATCTCCTCGGTCAAGAACGCCGATCAGATCCTCGTTCTGGACAAGGGACGCATTGCCGAGCGCGGCACGCATCATGAGCTGCTGGCGAAGAAGGGCATCTATTACGGCATGGTACAGGATCAGTACCGTGATTTCGAGAAGTACGCCGCAGGAAAGGCAGGTGAGGCCTGATGGCACGCGTTCTCAGACAGATCGACGACGAAGCAATCGAAAGGCCGTTTGACAAAAGTCAGTTCTTACGCCTCCTGAAGTACATGAAGCCGTACGTCAAGACGGTTTCCGTCGCCCTCGTGCTGATGGTTGTCGCCATGGTCTGCAGCCTCGGCCAGACCTTCCTCCTGAGCCGCGCAGTCAGCTCGCTGGAGGGCTCCGCGCCCACCGTCCCTTATGCGCTGGTCATCTCCATGGTCGTCATGGCCATCGTCGGCGCGCTGTGCACCCGCTACCGCGTCCGTCTGATGGACTCCGCCGGCCGCAAGGCGCTGGCCAAGCTCCGTCAGGACCTCTTTGACCACATTCAGGGCCTGAGCTTCTCCTTCTTTGATACCCGCTCGGCCGGCAAGATTCTGGTCCGCGTCATCAACGACGTCAACTCGCTCAACGACCTGTTCACCAACGGCATCGTGAACGTGCTCATCGAGTGCCTGACGCTGGTGATGCTCCTGATCATCATGCTGGCGGTCAACTGGAAGCTGACGCTGATTGGCATGTGCATCATCCCTCTCCTGCTGATCCTCCTGTTCAAGATCAAGCGCGTCATGCGCCACCGCTGGCAGGTGGTCCGCATGAAGACCTCGAACATGAACGGTTACCTGCACGAATCAATGGCGGGCATCCGCGTCACGCAGGCATTCGTGCGCGAAGAGGAGAACCTCGGCACCTTCAAAAACGTCGCCGGCGATATCCGCGCCAACTGGATGAAGGCCATTCAGATCAACAGCTCCTTCTGGCCTCTCCTGGATTTCATCGGCACGCTCGGCACCGTTCTGGTGTACTATTTCGGCGTGGTCTTCATGTCCAGCGCGACCAATCCGCTGGATCTGGCAAATCTTCTGCTGATCCTGTGGTATCTGGGCCGCTTCTGGGAGCCGCTGAACGTGCTCTCGAACTTCTACAACAACCTGCTGTCCGCCATGGCCTCCATGGAGCGAATCTTTGAGATCATGGATACGCCCAGCGACATTCAGGACAAGGAAGGCGCTTACGAGCTGCCGCCCATCGAGGGCCGCGTGGACTTTGAGGACGTCACCTTCGCCTACAATGAAGAAAAGGTCATCCTCAAGAACGTCTCCTTCCACGTCGAGCCCGGCCAGACCATCGCGCTCGTCGGCCCGACCGGCGCAGGCAAATCGACCGTCGTCAATCTGGTCAGCCGCTTCTACGATGTCATCGGCGGCGCAGTCAAAATCGACGGCCACGACGTCCGCGACGTCAAGCTGCTCTCCCTGCGCGAGCAGATGGGCGTCATGATGCAGGACAGCTTCATCTTCTCCGGCACCATCATGGACAACATCCGCTACGGTCGCCTGGATGCGACCGATGAGGAGGTCATCGAAGCCGCCAAGGCCGTTCACGCTCACGATTTCATCATGCAGATGGAAAAGGGCTATGAAACCCCGGTCAACGAGCGCGGCTCCTCGCTCTCCGTCGGCCAGCGTCAGCTGATTTCCTTTGCGCGCGCGCTCCTGAACGACCCCAAGATCCTCATTCTGGACGAGGCCACCTCCTCCATCGACACGCACACGGAAATCCTCATCCAGAAAGCCCTCGACGTTCTGCTCAAGGGCCGCACCAGCTTCGTCATCGCGCACCGCCTCTCGACCATCCGCAATGCCGACTGCATCATGGTCATTCAGGACGGTCACATCGCCGAAGCCGGCACCCACGACGAGCTGATCAAACACGAAGGCGGTCACTACAAATCCCTCTGTGACGCCCAATACCGCTTCCTCCTCGAATAGGCAGTGCCTATAGACATCTGCTGGCGCCTCATCAATCCGACCCGGACGGCAAAGATCGGCCGTCCGGGTCGGCGTTTGTGCGCGGGAATCCATTGAGGGATCAAGGCATACGATTCCGCCTGCATAATAAGCCGTCCGCCCGACGTGATCGACCATAAATCAGAGTCGATACACGTCGGGCGGACTTGCGTTTTGGGCCATCGCCCCCTATTGTTTTACCCGGCGGCAGCAAGAAGGGATTCTTAAGGGCCTGGGCCCTTAAGCCGCCGGAGGCACGCAGCCCTTCTCATTGCTCGCCGCACAAACACTTCTCCGTCTGACCCCTATATTCGCCCGCCCCGTTCAAAGAACAGTGGGAGCTCCCAGGAACCGTCTCCCGTATCGTCCGCATGGGAGCGATAACGGGGCGGGCCAGTAACTGCGCGTCCGCCGCAAATGCGATGCGCGAAGCGCCGAGCAGTCAGGCGGCTCCTCCAAGCGGCGCGGCAGATGGGTTTGAATTTGAGAAAATTCAAATCCATCCGGTCGCGCCCGCGCCGGAGGAACGCGCACTGCGGAGCGGCGACATACTTCTTCGGCGCTTTCATAAGAACCTCAACTCTCCCTAACAGGAGGCAAACAATGAACAGTGAATAGATCATTGTCCACAGGGCCCTGATGAACCGTCGCATCCATCGCCAGCCCCCGTCACTCCTCCCCGCCCAGCAGCTCTCCAATCCTCTCCGCCATCTTCCTCAGCCGCTCCTCAATCTCCCCGTCCGACAGGCCGCTGACCAGCTTCTTCAGCTTCCCCTCTTCCTCGCTCTCCTCGACCCGCTCAAGCACGTTCTCCATGCCCTTCACACCGCCGCGCGTGAGCATCAGTTCCATCGTACTCGCCTCAATCCGCTGCATCGCCCGGTCAATCACCGCCCGCTGCGGAATCGACAGCCGCTCATCACTCAGCGCGCTCGTCCTCACGCCCAACGCCAGCGCCAGCCCGCTCGGCGTGGGCGGCGTCCCGTCCTGCGCACATTTTTCAAAATACCGGTCCACTTCTCCGCGCAGCGCCTTTTCCGTCATCGGCAGCCTGCACCAGCCCTTGATGATCTCCTTCATCTGCATTTACAGTTTGGCATTCTGCCTGATGTTCTTCTGCCCGGCCTTATCCGCCAGCTTTGCCGTGCTGCCCGTGCCGCCCGCGCTCCTTGCAGCCTGCTTCTGCGCAGCCGAGGCCGCCTTCACGCCGCTTGCCAGACTGCCAATCAGCTTTTTCGTCGCCTCGGCCAGCGCATTCACCGCCGAGCCCGCCTTCTGAGAAATGACGCCCCTGCTCTCCGTCTCCTTCGCAGTCTGCTTTTTCTTCGATCCGGAGCCGCCAGACGAAGAAGCCGAACCTCCTCCGACATTCACAAGATCGCCATACTCCGCCTCAAACTCCTTCTCCTCTACTTCCTGCCTGCGGTTTGCCAGCAGCCAGTCCTGATACGCCTCGTATCCCTGCTGCTGAAGCGCCGCAATCTGCAGCTGCAGGCTGATCGATGCGCTCCTGTTCGCATCCCTCAGCTCGTTCACCCGGTTCTGCAGCTGACGCGCATAATTGTCCGCCATCGTACGCTCGTTCTGCGCAGCCTGCTCGGTCAGCAGGGCAATGCGTTCATTGATCGCATTGATCGCGTCGCCCTCCGCCCGGTCAATCTCCGCCAGCGCCTGATTGCGCTCATTCTGAAGATACGCCCCCTGCGTCGATACCAGCGAGCTCCGCCCCAGGCCTCGCTTCATCAGCGCGTTATTCAGATCAACTGCACTCTCCTGATAGGCCCGGTTCATCCGGCTGCGCTGCCGGTCGTACTCCGCACCGGCTCCGGCCAGCTGCGTTCTGTATCCATGCAGCTCCTTCTGAAGCTGCTTCTGCGCCGCCTCCATCTCGCTCTCGTAGGCAGGCCTGTACTGCGCTTCCGCCTGCTCCATCAGCTGACCGTCGTCCTGCCGATACCCCTCAAGCTCCTTTTCAAGCGCCTCAATGCCCATCCCCTGATAATACGGCGTCTGCCTGAATTCCTCCATCGTCGCCGCCTTTACGCTCTCGGCCATCCGCATCCCATCCTTTCTGTTTACTTACTCATCCTCTGAGCCGCTTCCTCCGCGGTAATTTCCCTCCAGTATCGTTCATCCACGCCTGCCGCGCCCGGTTCCCAGACGTTGACCGCGCCTTCATACTCGCTTACCCAATACCTGCCGCCGTGCATGACGATGTCGCCGTACGCATATCCGCCGCTCACACCGTCCCACATCCGCCACTCGGGAATCTCATTTTCCTCTGCGCCTTCTCCGCCTGCGTCATCCTCGCCGTTCAGAAGCGCAATCGCCCTCTCCGCCGCCTCCACACGCTCCTCCAGCTCGTTGTACTTTCTGGCCAGCGCCTCGTACAGCTCCCTGTAATCGCCCGCCTCGTTCGCCGGATCGGCCTTCTCGTGCATCAGCTCGGTCAGCTCCAGACGCTCCTCCGCGTCGATCCGGCCGTTCAGATACATCGTCTCAATGCGCTCGCTCACCTGCGTCAGCGGCATGCCGCCGTTCTTAATCACATTCCTCAGAATAACCGCCATGCTGTTCGCCATCATCATTCCTCCTTCAGCCTCCCCCTGTGCAAGGGGAGGTGATCAGCAGACGGAGGGGTTGTCCCGCTCTCCGGCTGCCGCAAATCTCCTGCATCCTGCTGGAATTATACACACGTTCCAGCATGCTCCCTTCCCGATCACTGATACACCACCGTCAGCCTCGGACAGTTCTCCGCCGTCGCGCTGGTCGATCCGCTGAACCGTGCATAGTTGCGGCTGTAATCCCGATCCTTGTACAGTTCATCGTCGCTGCTCTTCAGCACCAGCGCCTGTATCGTGCCGCTGAGAATATCAGCAATCACCTGCGTCGGGATCGTGATCTCACTGACTGTGTCCGGCTCGGTCGTGCCGATGGTTCCGTAAGAATGCGCTGAAATGTCCGGCGCGCCGCTGCGTCCGTCGTAGGCAGCGTTCGTTCCCCACAGTTCCACGCTGACCGCCGCGCCGCGTCCCACGCCCTTGTGCATGTGCAGCCGCAGGCTGACCTGATTGATCGTCTTTCCGTTCAGCGCGCTTCTCATCGCCGCCTGATCGAACCAGATCACGCCGAACGCCGCCGCCGTGTCTCCCGCATCCGACGTCCTGACAACGCCCTGATAGATATCGTCATTGCCGTAATACCCCCATCCGCCGACATAGCTGTCCGAATGCAGATAGCTGAACTCAGCCGTCTGAATAACCGGCACGCTCGGCTGCGCTGTGCCGTAGTCAATCGGCAGCGTACTCAGATCATCCGGTTTGCACGCGCTTGGGTTTCCCATCTCCCGCACCGCTCCGTCCGGCCGCGTTCCGGCCCATCGGATTTCACAGCCATTTGGACTGATGAAATTGTTGCAGCTGCCGCCCTTCAGATTTCTCGCCTGCAGCCTCGTCAGATAGCTCATCCAGATCAGGTGGTTCGCATTGTAGAACTCACTGTCCATCACAAACGCCGCCGATCCGTTGCTCAGCGCCAGACATTCCGAATCAGCATCCTTACCGTGCCCGGAAACGGCGCAGTTGGTTACCTCGGCGTATGCCACGTTCCACAGTCCGACCGTCCACGATTTGTTCCCGCCGTCATTGGTCGCCTTCAATCCGTCAATGTGCACCGACACTCCGCAGTTCTCCGCCAGGAATGTCCCATACAGCATATAGCCGCCGCCGTTAATTCTGACATTGCCTGTGCCGTTCACTCCGATCAGTACCGGATGCCCATACACATTTCCGCGCATGCTGATCGAAACCGCCTTGTCCAGATACATGCCGGAAAGCGCGGCGCAGGCCTCGCTCAGGCTTCTGAAATACCCGCCCGCCGCAATCTGCTCGCTCGTCGCATTCGGATCCACATAGAGCGCCGCCGGTCCGTCATAGCGGCAGGCCAGATTCCCTGCCTTCACGACGTCCGCATTCACGACCGGTATCCGCGCGCCCGTCCTGTTCAGTGTAAAGTCGCCGTCCTCGCCCGGAACGTCTACGTCGAATTCGTCCGCCGTAATCCGCACCCGGACGCTGCTGCCCGTTCCCGTGTCTACCCCTGCCGCCGGATCGCTGATGTTCTGCTTTTTTTCGACCTCCAGCAAAATTTGCTCCGCTGTGGCGTCCATTCGTGCAGCCAGCACGCCCTCGGCCTCCGTCGCCCTTGCAGCCTCAGCGGAGATTCGGCCGCTTTCAACGACCAGCTCTGCAGAGAGCTTATCTATCGAGTCCTCCACATCCTCCGGCGCAGGGCTCCAGTCGGTCGCTTTGTTGCCCTTTTCCAGCTTGACGTCGGTAAAAAACAGGTGTCCCGCCGAGAATCCATCCACAATGAATCTCAGCGCCGCGCTCGCTGCATAGTCCACGGAAATGGATACCCTGAACAGTTCCGGCGCAGCCGTACGGGGGGTGATATCCCTGAAATAATGGTCCTTTTCACTGCTCAGAAGATTGCAGTGCACCGTCATGGCCGGGCTGTCAGCGCTGCGCCAGCACCAGAACGACAGCGTATAATCCCCCTCCGTCAGCTTGATCTGCGAATCAAATACCAGACCGTGCTGTCCGTCCGGATTGGGCGTCATATTGAATCCCACGCCCGACTGACAGTAATAACTCTTCGACCAAGCGCGGTCAATGCCGCCAGCGCCGTCCCAGATGGATACACGCCCTTCCGCGCAGCTGACCAGATTCGTTCCGCCCACCTGAACGCCATTGATCGCCGCGTCCAGCGTCTCCTGCTTCACCCTCAGGGCAATTTCGTCCTCCTGCACCACCAGCTCGCTTTCAAGCCTTGTCAGCTCTTCGTCCGCATCCCCCGGCGCAGGAGACCAGTCGCTCGGCCGGTCGCCAAACTCCAGCTGCGGGGCCTTCAGCGAGAAATCCGCATTCCTCTTCACAAATACGCCCGCCCAGCCGTGCGTCACACTGGCAAGCGGCTTTCGGACCATCACCGTGTCGGTCACAAAGATCAGGCCGTTCACGTCCCTGATCTCGCATCGGTACAGATTCTCCGCCCGCGCCGCAGTCGTCAGCTTCAGCGTCATTGTCTCCGTCGTCTGTCCGGCCCAGTTCGTCCACTTCGTACCATTTGGCGTGCGGTACTGCCACTGATACGCTGCAGCGCCGGTCGCTTCTACCGTGAAATATACCGTATCGTTCAGCTGGCCGTCCACGCTCTCCGGCTGCTTCGTGATTCCAAACACAACATCCGGCTCATAGGCCAGCACCTCGTTCGTGTACAGCTCGTTTCCGTCCGCATCAGTCAGCCTGCAGCGGTACACGTTGGTCAGCCGCCCCTCGCTGGTCAGTCTGAGCGTCATCATTTCTGTCGTCTGTCCGGCCCAATCGTACCATGTCGTTCCGTCTGCCGTCCGGTACTGCCACTGATACGCCGCTGCGCCTGCCGCCTCCACGGTAAAATACACCGTGCCGTTCAGCTGACCGTTCGCGTTCTCCGGCTGCTTCGTGATCTTCAGCGCCCCGTTCTCCGCTGCCTCCTCCGGCAGCCCGATCATGCCGCTGCCGTTCAGCCCCTCCTGCGAAAGCTCCGCCAGCGCCCACACGCGCCGCCACTGACCGTTCACCGGCCTGTCGCCCGAAAGATCTTCGTCCGCCGCGCCGCCTGCCCCCAGCATTTTCATCCGCACCCAGCGGTAATCCTCGGCCCGGTCGCCGACCGTTAGGCAGATTCTCGCCTCCATCCCGCCGTCCAGCGTCTCCCAGTCCTCCGCCTTCACCCAGAAGGAAAGAGCTATCTTTCTCCCCATCCACCCATCCGGCAGCCTGAACAGGGGCGACCGGAGCGCAGTCCGAACGTCCTCGGTCAGCCCTGTCACCTTCCAGTCGATCTGATAAATCCCGTCCTCGCCCTCCGAACGGCTCTGCGCCGACACCGTCTGCCACAGTCCAAGGCCGGACGCCGCATTTTCCAGCGTCTTCGTCTTCGTCAGGAGGTTCCGCCCGCCGATCTCAACGCGCTGAACCGCCATGCGGATCTGCTCCGGCGTCTGCAGAATCCGGCTTTCGTTCTCCGTCACCCGGTCATCCAGTGTCTGCACCTTCGTCGCCGTCGCCTCGATCTTCTCTGCCGTCTGCACGATGGATGTGCTGTTTGCGCTGACCACGTTTCCCAGCGCGTCCACATCCTCGCTGCTCGCCTTGCTGTCGATCACCTTCCGCGCGCCGCTGTTCAGGGATTTCATGCTCAGTCCGCCCAGCAGCTGATCCCAGATCCATGTCAGCTGCCGGTTCAGCTCGCGCATCTGCTGCGGCTCGGTGAGATTCGTCAGCGTCGTGCGCTGCTTTGCGTTTCCGTTCATCGCTCACGCTCCTCCATCCGGATTTCCAGCCCGTCGGGCAGCCGCACCGCGCATCCGTCCACGGTTTCAATAAAGAACCTGAATGTTCTCCCGCGGATCCGGATCCGCTGCCGGATCAGATTCACGCCCTTTTTCAGCCGGATCACGCTGCTCTTTTCCCGTTCGCCGCTGATCAGCCCCAGGCGGATGCCGCCGTCCTCCTCCGCATCGATGATGAGGTTCATCCTCCCCACCGTTCGCCGGACGTCCAGCGAGGAAGGCGCAATCACCGGACTGACCCACCTCGCCGCAGCCGGCCTGCCCGCCAGCGTTCCGCCCGCGCCATACTCGTAAACGGTATCGCCGATCAGACAGACCAGCTTCTCGCCCGTCTCCTCTCTCAGCACCAGAAAATCCCGCACGCCGGGCAGCTCCACCAGCGAACAGACGCCGTCGTGCAGCCGGTACTCGATCACATGACTGTTCTCCTCAGCGCCGTCCAGCGGCAGCGCCAGATACATGGTATCCCCGAAAACCGCCGAACAGGCCGCCTTCATGGCCTCCCGGTTCATCCGGTTCCATATTCCCGTCAGCCTGCGCTCGCCTGCCTGCGCCAGCGACTGAACGCTCATGCCGTTGTAGATGCATAGCCCCTCGCTGCCCAGGAAATACAGCCGCGACGCCGTGCCGACAATCGTCTTCGGCGCCAGCGTGCCCTCCGATCCGTATACCTGCGTCAGGCTGAACTCGCCGGGATAGGTGCCGCTGAGCCGGTGCATGCTCTTGTCCTTGAAAATCAGCACGTCGTCAAACGCCGCCCGGATCGCCCGGATGCGCGAACCGTCAAACGTCGCCACATCGATGAAGCCGCCGCCCGACTCCGGCTCCGCATAATTCACTTCCCAGCTGCCCGGCTCAAAGCTCTCGCTCCAGTAAATCCGGTCCGGCGCATCGGCATGAACCGCGCCCCAGAGGCGCTCGTACAAAAGCGTCAGATGAGCAAACCGGATCTCCTCGCCGCCCTGCTCGGTCTCCATCGCCTGCACCTGCGCGCCCACGCCGTCCCATGAGATCATACCGTCCACTCCGTTCACCATCAGGATCAGCTCCTGATCGTCCTTCCGGTAGTTGACCGCCTCCCACTCGTCCGAGCCGTACCCGGACCCGATCTGCTCCCATGCGCCGCCGGTCAGCGCATACAGCGCGCCGCCGCCCGAGGCCATCATCACTCTTCGGTCCGCGCCGGTCGCCCGGTCCCGAAAAAAAGCCTGATACAGCCTTGCCCCGCAGCCCGGCAGACGCGCCGCATACTCCCTCGTACCGCCCGCCGTCCTCATCACGCCGTCCGAGCACACGAAGTTGACCGCATCCGGCGAGGTGGAAAGATCGCCGTGAAAATCGCCCATCTGCGTATCGAGGCCTCTGAATCCGGCGATTCTCAGTCTCTTGAAACTCATTGCCCGCCTCCTTTACCGGAACATCGTCCTCGGCGTCCGGCGCTTCTTCGCCGGTCTGATGCCCGGACGGATCGTCCGCAGTCTTCGGTAGAATTCATTGATCCATACCTGTGCGTCGCTCATCCTGCGCTCGCTCTGCCAGATCCGGGCCGTCGCCAGAGAAATGTAGATCATCGGATCGGCCAGCGATTCCGGGAACACCGGCTCGTCGCTCTCCGCCTCCATCCGCTCCGGCAGATACTGCCAGGCCAGGATCACCGTTTCACCGGCCTTCGCGCCGATCACCTCGATTCCTTTCGCCGTCCTGAACACGTATCCGACCTCGGTCATCCCGTCCGGCCGGTATACCCCGTTCACCGTCAGCGCCTCCGGCTCAAGCCCGCTGAGATCGATCACCCGATCCGCGCCAAGCACCAGCTCCCTGCGCATTTCCGGGCTCCTCATGCACCGAGCGATCTCAAAATACGCCTCGTTCACCGCATCCTTGAAAATTCTGAACCAGTGCAGCGCCTCACCCTCAAAGCTGCCGTTTTCCGCCTTCACGTACTCGTCATACCGGTCCGAATACCGGGCCGCCGCCTCGCACATCCTTCCAAGCGTCATCCAACCGCCTCCTTTCTTTTGTTTCATCGGCCTCCATAGGCTTCCTTTCCCTCCCCTCACTCCCTCAGCAGCTCCGCCGGTATCTCATCCTCGCCAGTTCGCTTCCGAAGATATGAAAACGCTTCGTACGTCCTCTCCCCGGCCTGCGTCAGCCAGCTTCGCTTTGCCTCCTCCTCAAGCCGCGCATTGTGCTCCTCCACCTCGCGGATCAGCTCCTCCATCCGCTCCATCCGGTGCTCCCGCACATGGCGAACCGCCCGTTCGTCCAGTCCGTCGTACGGAAGCACACACTCGAGCATCCCCTCGCCGTCGCCCCGATGCCATACCTCAAACCTCTGCGTCTTCACATTGAGCATTACGAAGTATCCTTCGTCCAGCTCCTTCAATCTCTCCGGTATGTCCATCGCATGACTGACCACGGGCACGCGGTCCCGTCCGTACTCGCCCTCCCGCATCCCATCCTCCTCCCCAAAGAGCCATTCTCCTGACAGCTCAGCGCGTTGTGAACCCTGCCCGCTTCATACCTTCACCCCGGCCAGACTCCGTATAAAGCGTCCTCCCCGCGCCCCCGCAGGTTCCCTGCCGGAACGCTCCATCTAAGCCCTGCCCCTCACCGTCCGTCATCCGGCGTGCCTCCGCTCAAACGCCTTTACTGAGCCGCCGTCACGCCGCTCACGCGGGCAATGCCGCCCGGCAGCGCACACATCAGATCGCAGTACTTGGCGATGGTCGCGGTGTAAACCGGTTTGCCCGGCACCTGATGCAGCACCTGCTTGGCTTCGCCCTCGATCCATTCCCAGTCGGACACCTGGTCGATGGTGAACAGGCCGGTATCATACATGTCGATGGCGTCATCGGGCATGAACTTGTTGCGGGTCAGCGGCACGCCGTTGAAGGAGAGCGCCTTGTGACCGCCGTCAAGTACCATCACATCGCTGACATGGCGGCGCTTGTTCATCAGCTCCAGATAGTGACCGTACGCCGCGCTGCCGCAGTTGATGTGGTCGATGGTGATGTTGTAGCTGTCCTCCAGATGCTCCATCACCTTCTGCAGGCCGCTTTCGGAGATCGCGCCGAACGCATTGTCCATATAGGGACGCATCCAGCTGTATTCGCTGCGGTTCACGCCGTACAGCGTCTGAGAGGTGCCGGAGATCGTCTCAAAGATCTTGCCAAGACCCGTCAGCTCGTACCCGGCGCTGCCCTGAATGGTCAGATAATCGCCGTCTGCCACCGTCACCGCACCGCTCAGGCGGACCTTGTTTGCCAGCCGGTCGACGTCGGCAATGCGAAGGCCCGCGCCGCCGGATACCACCGCGCCGGTCGATCCGCTGTGAACGTCCACCTTCAGGCCGGGCAGCAGGAAGCGGGTGTTGTCTCCGGAGGCGGCCTCCAGCGTCGCCGCACCGGTCGCCGCCTTCAGCTTCATCAGACAGCCGCTGCCGTCGCCGTAGATCTGTCGGGCCAGGTTCCACTTCAGCGTCTTGGTCAGCGTATCCATCTCCTGCTGCAGAATGTTGACGAATGCGCCCGCATTCTGGCCGGTCGCGCTCTTCACGATCTTGTCGGAAATTTCCAGCGTACCGTACAGGTTTTTCGTGCCGCTCTCCAGCGCAACATACTGATTCTCGCCTGCCGTCGGCAGCGCGCCGGTCTCGCTGCCCGCGCCTGCGCCGCCGTTTGCGCCCACCAGCGCAGCACGCACGATCTTGTTGTAGCCCACGATGTTGTTCGTGGTCTTCATAATGCGGCTCGCAAACGGATCCGCCTTCAGATTGATGTCCTCGCGCAGCGGCTGAATGTAGAAATTCTTCAGCGCGCTGTTCACCGTCGTCAGATTCACCATAATTCAAATTCCTCCTCTTTCTCTCTCGTTCTTCCAAGTATCTCCTGTGCAAACAATGCTGTCAGCTGAAGGATTGAGGGAGCAACTCCTGGCCTCCCTTGTGCAAAGGGAGGTGCCGCGTGAGCGGCGGAGGGATTGTAACGTTACGCCTTGCACTAAGTTTTCGATTGATATTTTAACGAAATACGCCGCCTTACAATCCATCGTTCACCCTGACCGTCCGCCCAATGCTTCTCGCCATCCGATTCCCCTGCGCGCGTTCTACGGCTCTTCTCTATCACATTACTTCTCATCCGTTCCGCCGCGAAGGTTCACCGTCCTCCCCACACTTTTATCCTGCAAGACGCCTTTCCCACACTTGACGCCGCTGCGGCCTTCCGCTATACTTGATCCCAGATGCAGCGGCTGTGCTGCCGGCATGCGTGGCGTTTCCGCCAAGGCCCTTGTAGGATCCATCCTCTGCATCCAATTCCCCGATCCGGCCGCGTCTGCGGATTCACTCCGCTGCGCCTCCGGCTTCCGGGGATTTTTTCTTCCCACCTCATACCACCCCGTCACTCTATCCCCGTAAGGTCCGGAGATCCAGTTCCTCCGCTTCGTTGCTCCCCCGTCTCCCCTTCCCCGTAAGGTCCGGAGATCCAGTTCCTCCGCTTCGTTGCTCCCCCGTCTCCCCTTCCCCGGGAGGTCCGAAGGGCCACAGCCCTCCGCCCCGTCTCCCCTCGTTTCCCATTCCCCGGGAGGTCCGAAGGGCCACAGCCCTCCGCCCCGCCTCCCCTCGTTTCCCCTTCCCCGGGAGGTCCGGAGGGCCGCGCCCTCCGCCCCGTCTCCCCTCGTTTCCCATTCTCCGGGAGGTCCGGAGGGCCGCGCCCTCCGCCCCGTCTCCCCTCGTCTCCCCTTCCCCGGGAGGTCCGGAGGGCCGCGCCCTCCGCCCCGTCTCCCCTCGTCTCCCATTCTCCAGGAGGTCCGAAGGGCCACAGCCCTCCGCCTCCCCTCGTTTCCCATTCCCCAGGAGGTCCGAAGGGCCACAACCCTCCGCCTCCCCTCGTTTCCCATTCCCCGGGAGGTCCGGAGGGCCACAGCCCTCCGCCGCGTATGCGGCCGTCTCCCCTTCCCCGGGGTGGTTTGGAGGGGCCGCAGCCCCTCCATGTCCAATCGAGCCCGGCGACATGCGCGGCGGGCGCGGGGCGATTTTTCGGGAGGCTCGTTTACGAGCCGGGAGAAAAATCGTTTCCTTGCGCGATCCACGGCCGGAAGCTGCCGAAGGCAGATTCCAGTGGATCGCGGCAGGGGGTGGCCGTGGCGGGGGAAAGGCTTTCCCCCGTCCACATGCTTCGCGTCAGCGAAGCATATATTCCAGGCGCTTCTTCGCCATCTCCATCCCGGTAATCGGCTTGCGTCCGGTCAGCGGAGTCTTTCCGGCCTCGCTGCCTGCGCCGACTGCCTGCGGCACCTTGCCGCCTTTGCGGATTTCCTCCATGTGCGTCCTGAGCACCGCCTCCTTCACCGGCTCGCTCTCCGCCATCATGCGGACGAATTCCGGATCGGCCAGCAGCTCGTCGGTTCCGCGGTACTTGCGGGAGCGCACCGCCTCGTAGGCTCGGATCAGTCCCTCCGAATCCTCCGCATAGCGCGGATGCTCCATGATGTACTCTGCAATCTCCGGCAGCAGCCGTTCCAGATCACGCATTCCGGCAGCGCTCATCATCCAGTCCTGCTGAATCATCCGGTTGCGCGCCGCAGTCATCGCGCGGTCGCGCACCGGCTTGAGCTCCATCTCAAACAGCCTGCCCGCCGCATAATCGGGATGACGCGCATCCAGCGCCGCAGCCGTCGCATCCGCACGCTCGATCTCCCTGAGCTCGTTGAGCATCCCGCGCTGCATCCGGATCATCTCCTGCAGCTGATCAAAGATGATGCGGATGCCCTCCAGAGAATCAAAGCCGTACTGATCCATAAACGCTCTGTCCTCCTCGGTCAGCGCCAGCATCTCCGGCTCGCTCTGTGCCGCGCCGTCCATCTCCTCCTGCGCCCGGCGCGCGCCTTCCTGAAACGCCGCCTGCGCCTGTTCTCCGGTCAGTCCCGCGCCCAGCTGTCGCTCCAGCTCGGCCCGCTGTTCCGCCGTCAGATATTCCGCCATTTGTCCGATCCTCCTCAATTCATTCCTTGTCAAGGCTTCCCCTCGATGGGAAGCTGTCTGCGAAGCAGACTGATGAAACGTCCGCTCCTTCGAGCCTGCAGTCTTTCAGCCTCTGTCGATGAAAGTCAGCCGTCTCTTCGCTCATCACGCATTTCTCCTCATCAATCCGCTCCGCCGCCTTACAAATTTGCTCACTCTTTCATCTTCTTCGCCCCTTCCCCATCCTCCATGAGCGCCCTGTGTCCCTCCGCATGCATCACCAGCGCCTGCGCCATCTGCGGCCGCACCTGTTCAAGCTGCCTGAACTCCGCGCTCAGCGCAAATCTCGTGTGCTCCGCCAGATGCAGCGCATGCTCGTCCAGCGGCTGAATCTTCGGAACTTCACCCTTCATCAGGCCGGCATTCTCCGTCTGCGCGCGGCTCCTGTGCAGCTCATCCGTGCCCGTCAGCTCCTCCCAGCTGCCCAGGCGGAAGATCTCCATCAGCTTGGCCCGGCTCTCTCTCGTCATCCGCTGCGTATCCGGGTCGAGGAACAGGCCAGCCCGCATCAGCTCCAGCGTCAGCTGCCGCCTCTGCGCCGGCGTGTTGTTCAGGTCATCATCCGTATCCACCGTCACATCGTCGCTCGTCAGCTGACCGCGCTTCCACATCAGCACCGCCGTCTCCGCCATGTCCTCGCCCGCCGCTCTGGTCAGCCGGGCGCCCACGGCGAACTGCCTGAACAGCCTCAGCCAGTGCTGACCGAGCAGCCTTACCGCTGAGCGGATGTGCTCCGCCGTCAGCGAAAGACGCGTGTCGTCCTGTTCCTTCAGAATTTCCAGCGCCACGCCCGAAGAAATCGATCCGGTCGTCGTCGAGGCCCGCGCCATCTCCGATACGCCCGAGATATCGATGAACTGCTTCCTCATGTCCGAAAGCCGCGCCAGCAGCGTCGCAGGAATTTCGCGCACACTCATCCAGCCCGGAGGCGTCGCGCCCGCGCGGTACTCGATCACCGTGCCCGGCGCAATGCCGGTGTCCAGCAGCTCCTCGTTGACCAGCGATCCCTGCTCAGTGACCAGATTGCCCGCCGTCATTCTCGCCGTATATTCGTTGATGCGGTTGTTGATGGCGTTGTAATCCCTCTGCAGGGGAATCAGGCGCTCGATCACGCTGCAGCCGAAGAAATTGCCCGCCGCCGTCAGGCAGTACTGCTGGACCAGCGGATAGCATCGCTTTCCGTTCTCTCCGTTGACAAAGGGCAGCACGCCCAGATGCACCACATAGCCGCCCGCCACAATGATGTGGCGTCCCTCCGGAAACTGCGCGCCCGGACGTTCGTAGTACTCGATCACCAGCTCCGCGTCCTCCATCCGTTCTGCGCGGGCCGCGCCGAACTGCGGGTGATATCCGCCGCCGGTCAGCTGCATGGCGTCGTTTCCGAAGATTTCCAGCGTCCTTCCGGCGACCTGCACGCCCCAGAGCGTTTCGATCTCCTTCACCCCGTAGACCTTGGCGTGAATGATCGATTCCTGATTCTCCACGCCCTCCCGGTGGCAGCAGTCCGGGAAAATCTCATAGGCTGGAACGACTGCCGTCGAAATATCGCCCTCGTACACGGCCTCGCCGTTCATCCATCCCAGCAGACGGCCGCCGCGCGGGTTCCAGACTGCCTTGTAAAACACGCTTCCACAGATTTCCGCCCACTGAGCGGCAGTCTGCTGTTTAACGCTCATCTCCTGCGATGAAAAACTGGCTCTCAGCAGCCTCGTCGACAGCTTCGCGTTCGAAATATCCGCCGCGTCCTCCGTCAGCGGACGCACCGTCAGGCCCGGTCTCACCCGGCCCAGCTTCGCCAGTCTGGTCTCCACAATCGGCGCGATCATGTTGTACACCGACCGCATCTCCCATTCGGACCCGGCAGGGCTGTCCACCAGCTCGCCCGTCTCATGAATGACGTCGCAGTACTGATTGCCCATCAGGAAATTCTGATTGAGCCGCCAGCCCAGTTCAATCTCCCGCCTGTCCTCTCTGCGCCGCTCGTACTCCCTCTGAATCTCCGCGGCCAGCGCCTGCAGCTCCTCATCCTGATGAACCGGCTGCGGCGCATCCTCCGTCAGCCTGAGCATCTGCTCTCTCGGTTCTCTTCCCATCCTCATTCCTCCAATCCGTCACCTCCGCCTCTCGTTCAGCCGCCTGGCCAGCATTTTCTTGTGCTGCAGGATCGGCCCCTCGGTCAGCAGCGCGCTCACGCCGCCCGGTTCGCCCCGGTGCATCAGATAATACCTGAGCTCGTCCATCGCGTGATCGTCCTTCTTGACCGGCTCCTCCGTCTCGCCGTCCGCCCGCCATCTGTACTGCTTGATCTCCTTAATCATCATCGGACAGGAGCTGAAGATGAACAGCGAGGGCTTGCCATCCGGCCATCTTTCCCGATCAAAGCAGGGCCTGCGCCTGAGATACTGCCTCACCCGCTGAATGCCCGCCCACTTGGATTTGTTCACCCGCGTGTTGACGTTCATCCCCAGCTCCCTGAACAGCTCGGCCACGCTCTTCTCAGCCTGCAGCGTGTGCTGATCGGCCGCCGCGTCCATCAGCGCGGTCAGCCGGCCGCCTGCATCCCGCTTCCAGTGAAGAGACCGGCTGATCCTCTCAATCTCCTCCATATGCTCCTCCACGCCCAGCCCCGCCCGGTAATGCTCGGCCACCACATACACATTGCCCTCGTGATCGGCCGCATACCAGTGGCAGGAGAGCGGCTTGCTCATGCCCGGATCAATCGAGATCATATCCTGCCATTCCTGCGGAATATCAAACGGATCGATCACATGCACCCGTTCGTCGAACTCGCCGTACACCAGTCCGTGTATGGCCACAAACCGTCCGTCCCTTCGCGCAGCCAGCTCCTCGTCCGTCAGCGCCAGCTCCATCTGCCGGATCGCCTCCTGCGAGAGATGCGGGTTGTCCTCCCAGCTCATCGTCACATACCAGACCTCCGGGTCGTTCGCCTCGTTGAGGTACACCTTGTCGTGCACCCAGGTCAGGCCCTTGAGCGGCGTCATCGTGCCGAAAATCAGCCCGCCGTTGTCCAGCGTTCTCATCAGGCATTCCTGATAGATATCCTCCGGCGGCTCCTCGTCAAACCAGATGAAATCCTGGCTGGTTCCCTGAAATTTCTCGCGGCCCTGCGCGCAGTTCTTGAATCCGATCGTCGATACTCCGCCGTGCACGCACTCGATCTGAATGTAATCGATGATGCCGCCCATGGGGTCGTCCGCCTTGCCCTCGCGCATGCGAATGGATTTAATCCACGCGGGATTCAGATAGCTCATCAGCTTCTTCTGCGCGACGTCTCTCTGCATCTCCGCCGTCAGGCTCACCACCCAGCCGTTCATCGGTCCCTTCGTCTCCCGGTACGGATGATTGCCCCGCGCCAGATACGCGCACTCCGCCGCGCCCGCCTCGGTCTTGCCCGTCCGGTTGCCGCCCAGCGCCCATCGGTTTTTCTTCAGGCACCTGTGAAACATCAGCTGCTTCTCATGCGGCCGGTAGTAGAGCAGCTTGTCCTCCTTCCTCCGCCGCCTGATCTCCGCAGTGAGAATCTCCGCCTCCTGCAGCAGCGCCGCCGCCTCTTTTTTCCGCTTCATCGCCTCCCTCCTTTCGACACAGACAGCATATCACAGAACATACGTTCATTTCGCAACTTGACACAATTTTCAAAAACACATGTTCTTTTTATAAGATTCCGTCCGTATCTTTCAGCATTTCCGCCAAAAAGCCCGTTGACATCCCTCTCTCCCTGCGGTATGATGAACTCAACCGCACGTCCCGCAAAATCCGCGCCAGGAGGTATTGCCATGACGAACAAATTCAAAATACCCTTTGCCGCCGCTGCGCCGACTCAGGGCGTCAGGCTGACCGGCGGCCGATTCAGGAAGGCGTTTGAGAACAACATCCGCTTCCTCAAGGGCTTTGATCTGGACCGCATGCTCTATTACTACCGCGTGCACGCGGGCAAACCCGCTCCCTCCGTCCCCTACGCCTATCAGTCCGGCCATTTTGAGATCAACCTCAAGGGCCAGACCGCCGGCGAATTCCTGATGGGCGCCTGCACCACCCTGCTCTGGCAGGAGGACGCTCAGCTGCGCGCTATGGCCGATGCGCTCGTTGCTGAAATCGACGCCTGCAAGGATGAGGACGGCTTCATCCTCCCCATCACCCGCGAGGAATGGCACACCAAGGAATATCCCAACTACACCCGCGCCTGGGTCACCTTCGGCCTGCTTGATGCGGGCTATGCCGGAAATGCCCGCGCCTTCGAGCTGGCCCGCATGATGGGCGATTTCTTCAACCGCTGCGATCTGCTGCCCTATGTCAAGGACATGAACCTCGGCTTCCAGGGCATTCTGGCCAACACCCGCCTGTACACCTCGCCGGTCGGTACCGCCGAGGATGCGGAGGTTGCCATTTCCGCCTACGAGGAAAAATGGTGGCTCGAGCAGCTGCTCAAAGGCGATCACCGCGCCATCTACGCGCATCCCGGCAACCATCCTCATTCCACGCTGCTGACCACCCTCGAGGGCTATTTTGATCTGTACCGCGCCACCGGCAGCGAGCTGTATCTCAGCGCCGTCAAGGCCGCACTTCCGATGTATGAAGCCAAATGGCAGCATGTGGGCGGCGGCATCAACATGTGCGAGTCGGACCATTACTATCCCGGCTGCAACTGGCTCTCCATGAAGCACAATTACAACGAGCTGTGCTCCACGAATTTCTGGGTGCTGCTCAATCAGCGCATGCATCTGCTCGAGCCGGACAACAGCCACTATGTCGACGAGATGGAAAACTCGATCTACAACGTGCTGCTGGCCTCGCAGGTCGGAGATATCGGCTACCATTACCTCAACTTCCTCGAAGGGGGCAAGGATGCAAGGTATCTGGACCGCTGCACCTGCTGCGCCTCTCTGGGCGCCCGTCTGGTGGGCCTGCTCCCGCAGTTCCTCTACAGCACCTCGGGCAATACCGTCTATGCAGACATTTACGCCTCCAGCGAAGCCGTGCTTGCGCTCGATTCGGGCGAGGTCCATATTACCTGCAGAACGCAGATGCCCGATCACGGCCGCGTCTCCTATCGCATCGACTCCGCCTCTGCGCCCTTCACCATGAAGGTCCGCATTCCGCGCTGGGCAGCCAGTCCGGTTGCCATCTGCGTCAACGGCGAGCCGGTCCTGACCGCCGCGCCCGGCTATGCAGCGCTTGAAAACATCAGGCAGGGCGACGAAATCTCGTTCACCCTGCCCATGACCTTCAAAGTCACCAAATATACCGGCGGCGAGGAGCTGGTCGGCAAGGAGAGATATGCCGTCGAATACGGACCGCTGCTCTACGCTGCGATGGGCCCGTCCGTCGTTCACGTCGCATGGGACGTCAAGCATCCCGCCAAATGGCTCAGGAAGATTCCCGGCAGCCGCAGGTTCCGCATCAAGGACGATTCCGCCCACGAATACTGGGCGTATATCGATATTCACGACGAACCCTTCAGCGTATATCCCGTCGTAACCCGTCCCTGAACAACCATACAGGAGGGAATCCCATGGAAAAGAGAAAGGTTGCACTGATCACCGGAGCATCCAGCGGCATCGGACAGGGCATTGCGCAGGTACTGGCCGAACAGGGCTATGACCTCGCCATCACCTACGGCAACAACGCCGAGGGCGCCGAAAAGACGCGGGCCATGGCCGAAGCTCTGGGCGCACGCTGCGAAGTCTATCAGGCCTTCATGGAAGACCGCGATACGCCCACCCGCATCGTCAACGCCGTCCACAAAAAATACGGCCGGCTCGACGCCATCATCTGCAACGCCAACCGCGACCGCCGCCACAGCATCCTGACCATCACCGCGGACGATATCGACTTCATGATGAACAGCAATCTGCGCTCCTACATCCTCTGCGCGAGCGCCGCCGCCCGCCACATGGTGCGCGACGGCATCAAGGGCAGCATCGTGTTCATCACCTCCACCCGATTCGACCGCGCCTATCAGGACGATATGATGTACGGCGCGCTCAAGGCCGCAACCACCCGCGCCTGCAAATCCATGGCCATCGACCTCGCTCCCCACGGCATCCGCGTCAACTGCGTAGCGCCCGGCGCGACGTCCATCCGCGAGGGCCACGGAAACGGAGTCAATCCGCTCACCAACGTCGTGCCGCTCGGCCGGCTGGGCACGCCGCGCGACAACGGCGAACTGGTTGCCTTCCTCATCTCTGAAAAGGCCAGCTACATCACCGGTACCGCGATCGTTCTGGACGGCGGCCTGTCCGTCCCGGGCACCACGGAGGGCTGGGCGCCCGCCTTCGTCATCAATAAGGACTTCACCCAAAGACACTACGACGCCGTCATGGCCGCCACCGACGAAGAGGAGGAATAAATCATGTCCGACATCAAGATCACTTCCATCCGCGCCATCGAAACCGCACCGCAGCGGGGCTGCAATCTGATCGTCGTCCGCATCGACACCAACCAGCCCGGCCTCTACGGCTACGGCTGCGCAACCTTCACGCAGCGCCACAAGGCCGTCGTCACCGCCATCGAGGAATACATGAATCAGCTGCTCACCGGCCGCGACGCGCTGGATATCAACGACGCCTGGTCCGTCATGATGAACTCCTCCTACTGGCGCAACGGTCCCGTCCTGAACAACGCCATTTCCGGCTGCGATATGGCGCTGTGGGACATCCTCGGCAAGGTCGCGGGCATGCCCGTATACCAGCTGTGGGGCGGCAAATGCCGCGAAGCCGTTCCCGTATACCGTCATACCGACGGTCAGGACCTGGGTCGGCTGGATGAAATGATCTCCGCCTATCTGGAGCAGGGCTATCAGTACCTCCGCATTCAGTACGGCGGATACGGCGGAAAGCAGTCCTTCCTGAACACGCCCGAGGGCAGCAAAAGCGGCGCGTATTTCGACGCGCTGAAGTATCTGCGCAGTGTGCCCAAGCTGTTCGAGCATGTCCGCACGAAGTTCGGCGAGGATGTCGAGCTGTGCCACGACGTCCACGAGCGCCTGACTCCGGTCGATGCGCTGTGGCTCGCCCGCCAGCTGGAGCAGTACCGCCCGTTCTTCCTCGAGGACGCGCTCGCACCCGAGCAGGGCGAATGGTTCCGCCGCCTGCGCGAAGGCTGCGCCACCCCGCTGGCCATGGGCGAGCTGTTCAATAATCCGATGGAGTGGCAGCCGCTCATCGAAAACCGCTGGATCGACTTCATCCGCTGCCACGTTTCCCAGATCGGCGGCGTAACGCCCGCCCGCAAGCTGGCCGCCTACTGCGAGCCGTTCGGCGTGCGCACCGCATGGCACGGCCCGGGCGACGTATCCCCCATCGGCCACATGGCGAACGTCCATCTCGACCTGACCACCACCAACTTCGGCATTCAGGAATGGTGCGGCATGGAAACCGATCCGCGCGTGCAGGAGGTTTTCGAGGGCTGCGCCGAAATCCGCGGCGGCTTCGCCTGGGCCAACGACAAGCCCGGCTGGGGCATCGAGGTCAACGAAAAGGCCGCAAAGAAGTATC